TCTGGTACGTCGACTAGTTCTTCATACGTAGCCCCAGTTGAGTTGTACTGAATCGTTTTCCATGCCCGCACCCGAAGTACTTCGGTACTGGCAAACTCATTGACTACGAATACGTCTTCTGCTTCCTCGAATTGAATCACTGGGCTTCCGGCTTTGAGAACTCGGAAGACAGCATTGTCAAGGAACGCCCGAACGTTGGCACCATTGGCTGGACTCGTTGCTGTGAACAGCCATGCGTTGTTGATGATGCCCGAACCCCAAGGCCATTGGAACCAAACCTTGGTGCCTTGTTGGGCGATGCAGTAGTTGTACTTGTCTGTGTTAGCATACGGAACATCAATGGCTGGAACGATTACATAGTTGCCTACAAGTCGTTCGGTCTCGTCAAGTACCCAAGCCACATGGGCATCGTCCACATCCGGATCAGCAATGGGACGATTGTCGAAACGAGTAGGCTCGTACCTGTACAAGTTACGATTGACGATGGTGAAAGTCTGAAGTGTACCCACTGCAGCAACAAAGGTACCTTCAATGAGTTCTTCCGCCACTTGCATTGTGATGTAGTTAGGAGCAACCGTAACAGGAAATGGTTGATCCGTATTGTCCAGGATGACGTCGAATTCAGTTGCGTTCACATCAACGTCGCCAGCCAAACGTCCCCGAGGAGATCGTTTCACCAACACACCTGGTACATCGATCACTGTCCCGAAACAAACTGGCCACACTTTACCAATCGCATCAGGACTCATTCCCGAGATGTCACCATCTTCGGGACTGTAACCAATCGTCTCCGACTGAGTCACAGCTTCAATCTGGAACCGAAGCAGCCTGTTCTTTTCATCCCACTCGATGGGGCCGGATACAACTCCGTTCAATACAACGACTAGATCGGTTTGATCCAGCCCCTCGAAGTGATGGTAGATTTTGGCTGGGCGTTGCTCCAGTGGTCGCAAGCCGAGACTTGTTTGAAGGGTGAGATCGCTATCCGATAGGCCTACTGATACCACACTAGACGAACCGATATCACCAACACCTACCTGGGATTGGATTGGAGACATGTCCATGATACGACCATCAACATAGATCGTACCAATGGTAGTAGTCTTGTCTCCATAGTACTGAACGCCGACACCCGATCCCCAATCGATCTCAATGAAGACGAAGGGCTCAGCCCCAGCCCTCTTTAGTGCCTCGACTTGTGTAGCCGATGTCAGCGTTCTGGCCATTGTCTAGGCCCGGGCAGCAGTGATCGTGTAGGTGACTTTGAGAATGTCACCATTGCCTACGGCCTGATCTCCACCGGAGAAGAGGACTGAAGTCCAGAGCTTCCCAGCAGTTCCACCCTTGGTGGCGCTACTTGTCAGGAACAATCCCTTCATGGTGATCGTGGACGTGATTGAGAAGTCGGAAGACGAAGCATTGGTAATCGATTGACTGGACGCAGCTCCTTCGACCCACGCCGGACGATCGGATTCCGAGTACTCGGTTCCTTCTTCCCAACCCGCATGTGAAGCCATCGTGTTGGCAGCCGCTGGTCCTGCGGCATAGTTGGTTGCGTGAATGAGGCCGAGGTACCATGTCGCCGTCGCAGACGAACCATGGAAGTGAACATTGAGGATGTCGTTGAGTCCTTCGACATCCGTGATCATGTTGGGGGTGGAATCACGCCACTTCTCGATTCCATCCGGACCAACACAAATGGTATCGAAACGGCCACGAATCACAACACCATCCTGGGCATTGTCCCGAGCCTGAATCGTTCCATCAGGCATCGGTCGAACGACCGAACACCCAGCAGCTTCCTTGAATCCGGCGCCGTCCATTGTGCAACCTCCTAGTTCAACGTCACACGGCCACGCCGGATTTCCCGTCGCAGCGCCTTGCCAATTGCTACAGCATCTTGCTCCGAACTTCCGGAGCCAGTAAGTGTTACGTTCACATCCCCAACGTTCACCGTATCGCCCCCAGCACCTTGGTTCAATGCTTCTAGCAATCCTGGGAACTGTTGTGCGACGGCTCTCTGTACAACGAACTCACCCGGAGCCAACATAGCCGGAACTGAATCCTTCGTACCAGTTCCAGGAACCCAACCACCGAACGCCTTCTTGATTGGGGCCTCGCCAGCACCCTGCACAGGGGGAGTTGAATCGAGTGGAAGCCTGGGGGTTGTGATAACGATTGGTGTCGAACGAAGACCGTTGAGTGCTTCCTTGACTTCTTGTATTGCGGCCAACGCAGGACCAGTGATGGCATTGATAAGGACTTGTCTGGGCTTGGTGAGCTCAGTCATCTCCTTATCGAATCGGTCGAGGTCTTCTTTCTGTTGCTGATTCAACATCGACCATTGCTTCAACAGCTTCTTGAATGATTCAGACCAAGCCTTCTGAGATGCTTCCAGTTCCTCCAACTGAGCAGCCAACTCGACCTTGCGGTCTAGTGCTTCCCGAGCTGCTCTCCTATGGAATTGTTCCTCGTACCCAAAGATCTTGTTAACCTCTTTGGCGATCTCACTCATCCTCGAAGCCATGTCACCAATGAGGTTTGGTTCTAGTTCCGCAATCTCTTCGGCAAAGCCCGCTGCCCTTTCTAGGAAGCCCTTGGCTCCACTGAAGTCACCAGCCGACGTAGCCATCCTGGCTCTGAATTCCATCTCCTGCATCGCTGACTGGAGTGATGAGGATTGCTCTTCAGGACTCAGTCCCTTCATCCTGAGACGGAAGATTCGTTCTTCCATTGTCAAGTTGAAGTTTGACCGTTCCTGATCAATTGCCTTCAGTCGTTTGCTATGTTCCTTGTATGCGTTCTCGAGTTCCGACAACCCCTTCTTGAATGCGGTGATCGTTTCCTTGTAGCTGGTTTGGATCCGTAGCTCGGTTGCTTTGACTTCATTGATTCTCTTGTGCAACGAATCCCTTAGCAGGATCATGGACTCCTGCGCAGCCTTCTGTTCAGCATTCAACTTGACATTGAGGAGTTCGGAAACACCCTTGGCTTGAGCCCTACGTGCCTTCCGTGCTTCCTTGGCTGCTTCGCCTTCAGCCTCTGCAGCCTGACGTTCCAGGGATGCAATTTCCCCAGACATCTCCCTCATTGAATTCCGTTGAGCCTCCAACTCAATCCCGAACTTACGCCATCGGTTCCTGGCATCGTCAGCAGTCTTCCCTACACCATCCCAATCACTACCGAACCCACTCAGGAACTGATCCGCCATCTTGTCCATTGATTGGAACGTTGATCTCATCTTGTCCCATTTGGATGCTGCGTCATCGGAGATCCCAACTAGGTCTCCAAGGTACGCTGCTGACGTAACCAAGTCAGAGATCACAATCCCAACCCTAGCCAATGCCTTGAGGAACGATCCACCAATCGCCCTGACAATGTTCTTGATCAGAGTCCAAACGATCTGAAGGGCTCCGATCAAACCATCAAACAGAATCCGGAGGCCTGAGGTGAGGAGTGAAACAACATGCCACACGAAGCTGAGCCCTACGCCAAGTCGTTTGACCTTTGCTGCCATTCGCAACGAGGCTGCTTCTGCACCCTTGGCCGATTCAGCATACTTGTCATTGGACGCAGACATGTATCCAACCCACAAGACGAATAGCTTAGCCACTTCAACCACGAGTGTGAAGACAACCTTGAGCCTACGGGAGACTGCTTCAGCACCACCCAAGCCATTGACCAGTTTGAGAATCTCCTTGTTCAATTCCATACCCAGCTCGGACCGGATCTGAGTGATGGCTGAGCCGAGTCTCTTCATCTGGTTGGTGAATGAGGCCGCAGTACGTACAGCATCACCTTGGGCATCGGTGGTTGCGTTCATGATCACGTTCAATCGGGCCTGAACCTTCTGGAGGTTGGTGGCTGCATTGACCCCACCCACAACACCCATGTTGAACAGTTCCTGATTCAACGATGCCTCATTCAACACAATGCCGTATTTCCTTACGGCGATGTGCTGCCCAACGATAGCCGAAGTCAGGTTCTCAATCACATCCTGATCGACCATGTTGTTGAACGAAGCTAGGTCCACACCTAGCCTTGTGATCTGACTGGACAGTTTGGCTGCTTCAGACCTGGCGAAGCCCAAGGGCACAAAGGTGTCCTGGAGTCTCGCCATCCAATCCATTACTTCGGTTTTACTCCTGCCCACTTCAGTTGCGAATTCGTTTGCCCAGGCCGTAGCATCACCCCTGAACTCTTTGAACACAGCCTCAAACTTGGCAAACGTTTCTTCGAACTCAGCCCCCGCAGCCGACATCTTCTTTGCTTCCATGGCGATAGCCGCACCACCAAGCGCAAGTCCAAGGGCAGCTCCTAGACCAAGTACAGCTCCTTTCACACCATGTAACGTGGCCCGAAGTCTGGCGGCTCCGGCACGAACCTTCGCCATACCAATCCGCATCTTGGCCATGGCTACTTTGCTAGCAGCCCCGATCTTCTTCCACATGCTACGGTGGGCGTAGGTGATCTTCTTGCTGTCTCGTTCGACCTGATTGGCCATTGAGGCAGAAGCGTTCTGGGCCTTTTTGAGTGCCGCCAACCAAGGCCGGATATCCAGCTCAAGTCGACCGGTTAGGTTCTCGGCTATCGTACCCATTCAATCACCTCTTACCCAAACCACCCCATGTGGCTTGAAGCTGTTCGGCGTCTTCGTGCTCCCGTAAGGCAGCAAAGCCTAGGAGCTCTAACTGCTGATTACGATTCAACTCATTCCAAGACTTGCCGTATGCGGCCCTGGGGTCAATCCGTTCGATCGCCCGCAAGACCGCATACCGCAATGTTCGAGCCGTGTCCTTTGGAAGTGCTGCCGCCTTTAGACCGACGGCTCCTGGGACAAAAAATCCTCCTTCGCCTCCTGAATGTCTTCACCCGAAAGGTTGCTTAGCTCCATGACCGCATCGACAATGAGTCGAAGGTCACCGACCGAGAACCCTGCAGCCTTCAGTTCGTTGTACAGGTCGGTGTAGAATTCCTTGGGGTCTTGACCAGCGACCTCCTCAGTTTCCCATTCGACCGTGTCATCCGCCTTGAGGGCAGCATGGACGAAAAACATCATCTGGTGACGACTGGTGATACGTACGGCTGCCTTGTAATCCGAATCCTCGAGGTTCCGGACGGTGATCGGTTTCCGAGTAGCCGGATCCCGAAGGATCTTGCCACCACGAGATTCGGCGTACTGCAGTGGAGCTGTGGGTGACGGGAACATCTGTTCCGCCAACTCCTCATGTCCCAACGGCAGAGCCTGAACCCTCAGGATGATTGGATCCGAATCCCCACGAGGGATCCTTACCTCACCCTGTGCGATAGCATTGACTGCTTCACCTTTGAGTCTCATAGCTGAACACCTCCTTGCCTTGAACCTGGTTTAAGAGCGAACCGACGTGGGGCTGACGAGCAGGCAACGACCCGAACAGGAGATCGTATTGTACTCTTCGCCCTCACTGAACTCGAGCCGGTCGCAGTGGAAGTCCGCAAACGTCAGAACCTCCGACTCCTCGCCGGCCGCAGTACACGGCTTCGTGACCGTGAAGATAAGATCCACGGTGTACGGACCGCATGAAATCGTCGCAGCCCAGGCAGCCGCATTGCCACGTTGGCGCAGCGCATCCACCGGACTGGGATCCGAACCGGAAGCCGCTTTCCCCTGCCACTCCTCGAACTTGAGGGTGAAGGAAACCTCGAGTGGGGTTTCCAGAGGAGTCGCCATTCCGTACAACGACCCTCGGTTCATGATCACAGGAGCTTCGGCCGTCTCGACGAACGAGAGGTCTCCTTCCATGACCGGAACGGTGAGGGTATTGGCTGGGGTTGTGCCATCCGAGATGACCAGTGCCCCATCCGTCATGTTACGAGTTGCCATTACGTCACCTCCTTCAGGACACGAACATGGTTCCAACAAACGTTAGGACCAACGAATGAATGTTCGATACTTCTGTTGGCTTGGTAGAACGATGAGCAAGTCCAAGATCACCTTCATCCTGATACACTTCGTCACTTGGACCAAGCTTCAAACACCCCAAGACAGAATCATCACCTCCATACTTGAGGATTGCAACGCTGTTGTCATCGAGAAGCGCCTGCACAGCGGCAGCGAGTTCAAAGACCATATCGAGTCGTCTGTCAGATCGCTGCTCCCCGTATCTGGAGAAGACTGTGATCTGAAACATGACTCGACCATGCCAAGTTCCCTTACGAGAAGGGATCCTGGGAATGGCTAGTGGATGAAACGTGAACCAATCATCCACAGTCGAAGCCACTTCACTTCTGGTTCCTGGAGTCTGAACGGTGTAGCCAGTTAAGCCATCGACAATAGCCTTGGCCAAGGACCGTTCTATGTACAATCTTAACTTGGCATCAACGGCCACGAGATAGCCCCTTAAGGATCCGGCGGATCGTGATTGACTGTTCGATCAAGGTAATCCGAACCATGCCCTGAGGAGCTTGTTTCGAATGTCCGTATTCAAGCAGGGCGATGTACCAAGCCCCATTATAGATCTTGGCCTGGAACAAACCAGGTGTGTCGTGATTGATCTCGACTCGCCAACTACTTTTCGCAAAGCCAGTATCAACTGGAGTACGATTCTTGATCTTGTTGAAGGTACGAAGTATAATGGCCTGGAACTTGATCCATGCATTTGTCTCGGTCAAGTCTCCAATAGATATGAAGAACTTGTTCATGTCCCGAAGGAACCGAGTCATTGAAATGGCTGCTCCCTGCCGTTTCATTTCCTAGCTAGAACCCTCCACATGCTTAGAACGGGCTTGTCATCAATCGCAACGACTTCCCATTCCGTATCGTCAGCCTCGATGACTCGATCGCCCACAGCAGGAGTGACGCCAGTGATGTATGGGATCTCCCACATACAGTCACCGACTTGTACCTTGCCTGCAGAGAACAGAACGATCATTGCGTCTTGGTCAACGAGTCTCTTCAGAGCTTGAATGGATGTATAGTCCGTTGCTGTATCTGCAACAACCCCATTTTCTACGTCAGGTGTTGCTGCACCTTTGGCTCGGTACGTAACCGATTGAAGTCCGTCGAACATCGTGTAGTCGTTACTGGGATCAAAGCCTATTGTCATGACGAGATTACCTCACCCTCGAATTCCAACATGGCTTCGCCTTGACTACGACCTTCCGTAGATAGATCAACAGGTGAATTCAGAAGGTTACCCTTCCACACATGTCCATTGTGATCAATGAACTTGATGTCTTCTCCTGCAGTGTTCTCGAGGAAGTTCTCTAGTTCCAGAAGCTTCTTTCGACTCATGCCCTGGAAACGCATAACCAAAGACTTGAAAGATGGAGTCCGTTTGTATACTCTTCTGCCACCGCCTCTTGTACGGTGAACAACAATCTGCAATCGATTCCGACGAACGTCTCCGTAATCAGGTCTCGTCAATCGGATCGTGTAGGCTAGAGTTGCCCAAGGCCCTTGCAAGTATACATACAGGATCGTATTCGGATCTGCCGGGATTGATGGTGTAGGTACGAAGTCAGTTTCACACCCTTCAATGGGTAGGTGTGCTGCCGCTTCCTGGAACGTAATGCCATCGGTTGCTTCTGCTGTGACAACAAGGACTGCTGAACCCGACTCACCGAACTCAACCGTATCTTCTGCAAAGGTAAGTCGAGTGGCTAGTTCGGTGAACTCAACTCCGTCAACGGCTACGACTTCGTAGTTACGGTGTGCACTATCACCGAACTCAATCTCGTCTTCGCCTTCTACTTCATGAGTAAGTCCAGCTAGTTCCCCAAACTCAACCGTTTCTCCTTGTGCGTAACCGAGTTCAGCAACTTCAGATGCAACTTCGCTAAACTCCAACCCTTCAATCTTGTTCGCAGCTACCCAGTACATCTCTGCGAGTTCAGAGAATTCAATCGTGTCCGAAGCCTGAACAGACAACCCACCTTCAGCCCATACAGTGGTGTTTTCATACATCACATAAATTGCATCTGGAACGATATCACACACTAATGTGTAGTAACCTGACGCCGGTCTTGAGTAGTAACAAGCTCCACACCAACAACAACCCATTGCGTCACGATTGTCTGTTGTGGTATATAGAGTCGACCAAGTTCCTGCAGCATTTCGGTAACGAATGAAGGTGTCACCAGAAATGTCAAAGGCTCGTTCAATACAAAGGATACAGATTGTACCGTCATCGGCGATTGAAGAGCGCCCCGTCCAAGTGTCGTATGATCCGTTGGAGATGATCTCTTCTGCAGCTGACCAGGAGCCACTCGTCTTGTCGTAGATAACCCCTACGCCTCGGGCTCCTCCATTTCGGTGACATGCTGTAACATACGGAATACCGTTTTTGTCAACCAACATAGTAATTGAACAGGCGCCGGCAGCGACGAGACTAGTATCTACGTCATCCCACGAACCAAGCGTAGTAGTGGACCGAGTCCATTTGATGACACTGATTTTCGAACTGCCACCGTCGTTCCGGAGTGCGGCAACCCACACATCTCCATTAATGTCCAAACAAGCATCAACACAACTGAAGGCTGTAACATCTAGGGGTGAAGACCCCACTGATTCAACAGTGATCTCAGAACCCCAAGCACCGGTTAGATCTGAACTAGTCTTGAAACGAATGTTGTAACCCGTGGAGCCGACTTGAACTACACTTAGTCCAACGAACTCACCAGAATTGGGATCGTAGAGAATACGACATATCCCCGGATCGTTCGCAAGTTTCGTACCTGCACCGTAAGGCGAAGTCATCACCGTCCACGAACCAGCAACCCTTTGGAAAATGATTGCGGCGTTCGTGGCTTGGTGGTAACAGAAGCTGACTACGGGTTCGTTATTGGCTGCAACACAAATGTGCGCGGTATAGATATAGTAAGACCCACTGTTATAGATTTCTTCTTCCGCAGACCATGTTGCACCATCGTCGTCTGAATACCGATATTGTAGATCAGACTTTGAAGCCTCGATGTAGATTGCATGGATTCTACCATCGTCACCCCGAGCAATCATACGTCCGCACTGACCTCCTTGGTCTAAGGTGCCGCCGGACGAAACAGTAACAGTGGTAAGTGACATTGGTTATCCGATCCTACGTGAACAACTGAGTCTCAAAGGAGTAGGGTCCATCGGCATCATTGATCAAGCCGTTTGTATCCTTGAGCTGTTTCCGCAGCTCAGTCAAGTACTGCGTCCACGAAACCGCCTGACCATCGATACTGTAAGACGGTTTCGGGGCAGCAGTCACTTCAAGGATCCGAGCCATCAACTGGTCCCGAAGCGTGATCAAGTCAGTCGCATAAGTCATTACAATCTCCCGAGATAGCGATCGGCGTCCGCACAGGGGGAACCTCTACGGGCTCCGGCAAGGAGGACGAACGCCGATCGCATTGTCATCAGTCTTCTCTTGCGTCCTCGGAATCATCCTCGGGCTTGTCCTTGCCATCTTCTTCGTCCGAGGATTCATTGGACTCGGGCTCTTCGTCCGGATCGTCTTCTTCGCAATGTAGGAACTGATTCTTCGTTCCCAGGATTCCGAATTGATCCATGTAGAGCTGCTTGGCCTCTTCCGGACTCTCTGCCTCAATGACATCGAGCGGATCGACCGAACCGAGCTGAACATTGAAAAGCGGCATTGCGTCCTTTCCGGACCGTGGGGGCTTCCGGAGAAGCCCCCAGTAATCCAAGCCGACTGGTTAACCAGTCAGCTTCAGTACGTACCTCGGGTTCATCACGGCCGCAGCGCCACGTTCCGAGGCCTTGAAACGAACGATGATGTCTCGTTCGAACTCGGCTTCGCCGTTGGCGGGTGCCTGCACAACCGTGATTGGCCAGTTCTCCATGTAGGCGAATGCCTTCATGAAGCTTCCGTAGTACCAGTACTTGGCCGCATCGGCAGCCGCAACGCTGTAGCCCGCAACGATGCGAGCCTGCATTCTGGCATTGACGATGAGACTGTAACCGGCCGGAAGTGGGTTGGGGCTTCGGGTGATCGGAGTCGCCGCAGCCCGAGTACCGTACTCGACCTCCGTGGCACCGAGAATCCGTCTGGCCGTGAAGTGCTTCGCCGGCATGACGAGAAGAGTCTTGTCCGGACCCATGATGATCGGTTCACCCGTATCCGGATCCGTCATGTCGGTGAACATGAGCTCGGCGATCTCGACATCCGTCCAATCGACGAGCTCCACCCCCGTCTTGGAATTGATCCAGGAGCCGGAAGTGAGGTACGTGTTGTACGAGGTTCCTCTCCAGGAGAAGTTGTTCGTGATTCCGAGAACCACGTTCAGAAGACGCTTCTCCTTGTCGAGGCCGAGACGCTCACCGATCTGGCGAGCCCGCTCGAGCATCAGCCCGGTGCGGTCGAAGAAGATCGTCTCCTTCGTGATGCCGAGAATCAATCCACGCTTTGTGGTGGAAGGCGTCTCGACATAGTCTTCGGCGATCTCGCCGATGGTGGGGAACGGCATACCGTCGCCGACACCATCGAGTGTATCTGTGGCCGAACTTCCGGTCATGAGATTGCCGAGTCCGGGGATCTTCTCGCCGCTGAGCTTCGTCGGGATCCGACGAGCCAACGAGTCCGAAATGAACCCCTCCTGGGTGAAGCCTTCCAGGATGGCCGAGTACATGAGCTGACCGGTGATGTTGGAGTATGCGGTCACATCGATCGCATCCCCAGCTTCCATCAGCTCGGCGGACGACTGAATGGGGGCGAATCCGGTTTCGCCTCCGGGCGTGAGGCCCGAAACCCACTTGTGTCCGAGGAACGCTTCGGCGAGCTCACGGAGAGAGAAGTCCTCCGACTTGAGTTCGCCTTCCCTGAGGGCATCGCCCAAAAGGATTGCGGCCTGACGATGACCCATCGACTCGACGAGGGTCTTGAGGTTCTGTCCGTACATGGTCAGATTCCTTTCTAACCCTAGGCCGCAGCCTGGACGCCGCCAACCATGACCGTACTGAAGATGCGAACACGCACCCTCGTCATGGCGGAAGCTTCCCGCTGAGCAACCTTGCCAATGGCCAGGTTCGCAGTCGCAACCGCGATTACCTGCTGATCCTCGAGGGCAATTCCGCCAGCGTTATCGTCAACGCCAATCAGATCTCCCACCTCGAAGGTCGCCGAGGCACAGTCGAATTCGAATACGCCATCGGTCGCCACACGGATGTTGTCCGTGTCGGCGGCTCGGGATCGCTGCATAGCAACCCCCATGAAAGCGTCGTGGAACGCTTCCTGTGACAACGCCAGCGACGACAAGTACGTGAGGTCACTCGCCGGCTTGACGTCGTCGGTGTCGAGGTAAACCAGATCCCCGATCGCGATCACCGTAGCGGAATTCACGGCACTCATGATCGGGTTGGTCTCGCCCCAACGCCACCTGTTCTTATCCGCCATGTTACTGGCTTCCCTTCAGAACAGTTACAGCCCTTGGATCCCTACCTCTTCTTCAGGGCGCTGGCGAACTCCTTGCCGGTAGACGGCTGAGTTCCCTTCACACCCTCGATCAGAGGATCGGTCTCCTTGGACTTCGGCTTGGTGTTGAGGACAATCTTGGTTCTGTCCTCGACGAGAGCCTTCATGGCTTCCTCGTCCTTTGCCTCCATCAGCGTCTCGGTGAACAGCTCGGTCTTCGCTTCCTTCGGAAGCTTGGACTTCGCCAGAACCGATTCGACCAGTTCCTTCTTCACACCGAGGGCCTTGGAGACATTCAACTCGTCGTTCTCCTTCTTCAGGGCCGTGTTCGATTCCTGCAGCTCGGTCAGTTCCTTCTCCGAGGCCTGCGTCGACTTCGACTCCTGAAGAAGAGAGGTGACGAGGTCCGGACGCTTGGAGCGAATCTGCTCCAGAGTCAAGTCTCCGAACTCCATGTTGTCGCCTCCGTCACCGTCAACGTCTTCAGCTTGGGTTGTTGTGGCCTCGAGCGGCCCCAGCTTCGACTCGAATAGACTCCGAGTCGTGGCTGCATCCGCCACCAGATCCACGTGCCGCACGATCCGTACGGCTTCCACGATCTTCGTGCCTCCGCCACCAGGCTTGAGCACGCCTCTTCCGTTCTGGGAGAAGCCAAGTGCGTCGGGCATGTGTTCCGCGAACCACAAGATTGACTCCGTCAGCGGGTGTGAAGGATTGAATGCAACATCCCCATACACGCCATCGCCTTCCTTGACAGTTACGCCGGTCGCCTTGCCCCAACGATCAGCCACCGATCTCGGAGTGTCAGGACTTCGACGATCCGGGTGATCGATGTTGATCTTGATTCCCTCGTACAGTCGAGCCGCATCTTTCAGGGCTTGTGGAGAATAGCGATAGCCGTTCTCCGACGAAGTCCCCAACAACTTGGCTCCACGGATAATGCTAGCATCTCGGTCCACCGTCAACGAACCAGGACGAAAGATGTCCTCACCCAGCTCGATCTCGTCCATGGATTCACCTCCAGTTAGACCTTCCAGGAATTCACGGTTCTTCTTTACCCACGTCCGAGCTGCACCTCGATCAGGCCATTCGACGGCATCGAACTCAACAGACTGTACAGCTTTGCTTCCGTCCGATCGCCGACCGATGACTGCTTTGGCGCCCTCGGTCAATTCATTCAATCGCTTAACATGGAAACCCTTGAATGCCCCAGGCTTCCGAATCCGAACCCGAAAGTGTTCTGTTGCCTTGGTCAAAGCATTGTCCCTTCGGGCTCTTCTATTGTTGCAGCAGGAGCTTCGTAACTCAGGCCTTGGAATTCTTGGCTAACGACCCAAACAGCTTTTACAGCCCCATCATACCAAGGCTTGAGTGAGTCAGGAATCCAACCCCCAAGAATTACTTCTAATGTTGGATTCGTCTTCAAGACTACAAGTAGCCTTATCTTGATCGCAGCGTACCTGGAGTCTATCTTGATTCGTTTGATTCGTCCTTGTAAACGTTCCCCAGTCACTTCATAGACCAATTGCCCTATCTCGACGTTCCGATACTTCAGGACAACTGTATACGTAGTCATTAGAATCCCCGAAGCATCGCCCAAGCTAGGCGAAGATGTTCGTGATCCTTACGGAGGAACTTCAACATAAGCTTCCGGTTCATCAATGCTTCCATTGGCATAGACAAGCCTTCACCGGGGGCATAGTAATACTCTACCCCTTCGTTTACGGCCTTCGCCAAATTCCCATTGTATATTCGCCCAATGTATGGATCGGCGAACTTGTCTTCTTTGATGTTGAACGCCTGTATGTAGCCTTTAGAGTGAGACGAGACAGTACTCGACTCCGCCATACGACTATCTAACCATCGATCCATTCGTTCCGCAGCTCGACCATTACGATAGAATAGATGGTGCCCGAACTCATGGGTGAGTGTATTAGTCGTTCCCTGACGCCCCCATCTATCCCCTATTTTGATGTAGTTGAGATCCGGATTCGCTGCGCCTTCCTTACCTGGAATCTTCGACATGGTAATATGATGAAGCCTACTTCTAGAATCCATGGCTTCACCCGAAGGAGCTCTCAGCATTGTATCATCAACACAAGTAAGCATCTCCCGAAAGTCTTTCTTCAACTTCTTCCGAAGACTACCGGGATTCGAACCGCCCCCTTTACCAAATGCAACAATCCAGTTGTCAATCTTCTTGTCCATATTTCTGACGATACGCCGTTTCGCATCCGACGCAGTAAGGGCAGCTTCTACGCTATCGAAGCCCTGTGCCTTCCGCAACGCATCCCGATACTGCTGCATCATTCGGTTTGCGTCAGAAGCTTTATGCCAACTGGCATTGGTCATTTCATCTAGATCAATACCCAGCTTCATCATATCACGGTAGGCTTCGTTTGCCGCATTCCAATAGTTGTCATCGAATGCAGGCTTCAGCACAGGGGGTTTGCTTGGTGCGACTACTGGTGTAGGTGGTTTCGTGGGTAGCTTGGGTAGCTTGGGTTTCGATATTGCTTTTGCTCCCGGCTCCCAGAGAGACACTCTTTTGATTCGGTCCGGATGTTTCGCAGCATACCAATGTGCCAAATCATACTGTACAGTATCTCTGAATCGTCCTAGGGTCTTAACGTGTCCAACGTCATCGATGACTATCGCCCGAATGGGTAAACCTAACTTCCGAGCCGCAGTCACTCTATGAATCCCGTCAATTACTTCTAGACTGCCATCAGCCATTCGGTGCACTAATACTGGAGGAGCGTTGGCCATGTCCCCACCAGAAAGGAAACCCTTGAGCTTCTTCTCGTGTGCACCGAACTCGTTCCACGTGGATGCAACGACTTTATTCGGATCTAGGTCTTCAAGTGAAACGTGCCCTTTTAACCCTCGTATAACGTCATCAAGTTCCTTTTGATTCTCTACCATCATAGTACCGACAAAGTCTGATCGCTTAATCTTCTGCAAGGGTCCAGACCCAACTGGTGCAGGTAGATCCAGATCAGGTGTCGGCTTCGATATTGGTATCGGCTTCGGCTTCACAGGAGTAAGCTTAATTGGTGTAGGCTTCGGAGGTGTAGGTACAGGCTTCAATGGTTTAGGGACTCCGATAGTCGGAGCTGCTCCTTTAGCCTTGCCCCCAGAATCGGCGAAAGCCTGGAAGTTGGCTCTTAGGCGTCTACGGAATTCAGCCTCGACTTTATCCGTAGCTAATAGGGTACTCTTGAGATCGTTCCATACCAACCGTTCGGCGTCGGTAAGGTTATCCGCCAACAATCGCTTATCCAGATCCTTCACACGATTGACGACGTAACGATTCTTACCGTCTACCTCACCGTACTTCTTTCTGAGACCGAACAGCCGACGGTATTCCTGCTGGCGAGCTGCGGCTATCTCCTTCTCGATTGGAGTCAACTTCTCCAATGACTCAGCAATGATTGGGGCGAGGCTCTTCTCCCTTTGAAGAACCACAGTCCTTTCAACAATGCCTCGAATGTTGAGTTCGGTACGAGTCATCATCTCGCCAACTGACTCAGCAGCCAGTCGACGCATAGGAACTAAGGTACCGTCATCGGGCATGTAGAAGTTAGGCCATGTTGGATCCTGGCCTGCGCCAAGGTCGTCGAGCTTCCTTTTGACCAAGGAGAATCTACGTGTCCCTACAATACGTCTCTGCCTAACGGGTTCTTGTCTATCGAACCAATTCCCAAAAACGACAGGATCTTCAATCGGTCCATCGACACTAGCAACAACAGCCGGCTCAGTGCCGCCATCGAACACACCAGGAATATCTGCAACTACGGGTTGATCATCGCACCTACAATTGGGTTCGTCAGGAACCATTGGACGATTGTCCGCATGGCCCTTTGCGCCTTCTGGCAGTTCCCCTCTTGCATTGGGGTATGCGTAGAAGTCCCCATGACGAGCTGCGTGATGCGTCCGGGTACGTTCATCAAAGGTAGCTACGAGTCTCCACCCTGACATTACGTCCCGGAACTGTTCCATCTGTTCACGTTTCGCCATGTGCGAAACCCGCAGTGCCTCAGTCCTAGCAATCCTTTCGGCAGCAGCCTTATCCCTATTGACGAACGGTGCAATCTGTTTGGCGATCTGTCTCGGGTTCTTTCCTGCAGCAATCCCCGAGGCAATGTTATCAGCTACGGCCTTATGGTTCTGAGTTTGCCCAGACAGCTTCGTAATGCGTTGCTTCCAATTCAACCCATCCTTGGCACTTGGAGGTGGGGCGAAGATCAGCTGATCCGCCTTCGCTCTCGGCATGGGCTTGTACAGTTCTCGAGCAGCCTTAGGATTCGTCGACTGACTGAAGTCGACTGCCTCCATTTGTTCTCGATACCTCAAGTACTCCCAATACTGCCATGGAAGCACATCCATCATTGCGTCAAAGGTATCTTCGTACGACCACCGATTGGTCTTCTTGAATTCTTTGTACAGCAGTGCGTCAACCGCTTTCCATAGCTTTGCATAACGCTTTTGGATTGCGAGTTGGTACCAAACGTAGTCCTTGCCCGAATCAACAAACAGAGGAAATAGATCCAGCCACCATTTGGTGAATAGCCGTTCGACCTTACGGCCGATGTCGTCACGCCTTTCCAGTGCCAGCACCATGTGCTGGGTGAAACGAGCATGAACCATTTCCTGGTGTCTACGCTTCAGCACTAGTCCTCGGTCGTCTCCTCTTCTGCGTCGTCTTCACCTTCGCCAGGTAGAGGAAGTGGGTTTCTCAGCATCCCCAGTTCCGCCTCTTCGTCCAATCGAATCTGTTCCTCGTCGAAGTCGTAACCCTTCTTCTCGGCCCACGTACGAGCAGACACAACACCGTTCGTATGTTCGATCTGCATTGTCTCTGCTTCCGCCTTTTCGTCCCTTACAGTCAAGGACGGGGACGTAACGTCGATGTCAAGGGTAAGTGCTTCCTCCGAAAGCAGGCCGAATGTAACTGCGTCTTCAACCGCCATCCAGACCAAACCGAGAAGAGGATCCTGGAAAAACTTCTGACGACGTTGAAAGTTCTTTACCGCAGGTCCTTCGGCAACCATCGTCGATGCGTAGTTGGCGTTGCTAGCATCCGACGTGAACATGAACTCTGGCATCACTAAGCGGGCAGCAATGGCCCTGAGTTCTGCCTGCAGGATCATGACGAACTTATCAGCCGCAATCCCCGCAATGGGCATTGTATACGTCATGCCCTTGGGGACGTCGACGATTGATCCTGGGGTGATTCGTTTGTGGTACGAAGTCTTGGCCGTTGATTGATTCGTGATGTCGAAGTCTGATTGTTCGTCTCGGAAAGTCTGAACCTGGTCCTTACTGAAACCCTCGTGCTGTCTGATCAAAGCGATCGCAGCCTGGATCTGTGCAACTACAGACATGTTCCGAAGCAACTTCTCGGCTCGGGAGAAGTTCTTCTGTACTGGGTAGTACGTGGGAACACCTCTCTTCGTACCCGAAGTCACATTGGCCTTGATGTGAATTACGTCAGCGGCATCAATGAATTCTTCATTGACCCAGTAACCGAGTACTGTCTCGGTATCTTCCGGATCCGTCTGAATGCCCCAAGAACTGGCTTTCTCTCCTCGCCTCTTCTGGGGCTGCCTCACGGTTTCCGGTTCGATGAAACGTACCAGCGGAACAGGGATTTCGCTCATGCCCTGTTTGAAGATGCGGAGGAATACTTCCCCATCACGATCCGCTCGGTACACGATTTCCTGTTCCCGTTCGGACCACTTGTTGGCGTCAATGAATGCGTCGACGATTACTTGAACAGAGGCAATAAATTCGTCGGAGTGGCTCGAGTCCTTTGGGGCCGTAACCCGATACTGCAAACCAGTGCCAACGATGTACGAGATGCGATTGTCGAAACCGTTGATTGCCCATTCATTCGTCTCGGACAATTGCCGACTTTTGACTCGAGCAGCATCCAGCTCTTCCTCGGTCGTCAGTCTTCGAGACCCGAAGGCAGTGCCCTCGTAGCCCACAGGTAACCACATCTCGTCACCCTCCATGTAGGCTTCACGAGGGTCGACGTACTGGTCGTAGTAGAAGCTGGATGCCTCGAGGAGCTTGCTCCGGGCCTCGATCAATTGAGTCTGCAAAGCCTCCTGAGCCTTTTCAATTTTGGACTTAAGAAACCACACTATGGCTCCTCCGGAATTCCTCGACCACTCGACTCACCCCATCAACGAGGGTTACTCGGGGACTGAAACCAAGCAGCTCCTGAAGTTCCAGGTCCGGGGTCTTGTTTGGAGTCATTCTGACGGGGAGCGCAATCTCATCGAAGATGGGTTCACGATCCGCCACTCGCCCGATCAAACGGACGAGTTCTAGCATTGTATATACGTGTGGATTCCCGACGTTAACAGTATCGGGCAATGTCACATGACGAATCAAAGATGCCATGAACAGGACAGCATCGTCCATGTGCATCCAAGACCTTGACGTATCTGTATGAAGCTGGAAACCATGCCCCAAGCAAATGTCCCGAACGAACCGAATCATTGCTGACCTGTTGTCTTGTGCAGCCTCGTCTTCGTGATAGAACATGAACGGGCGTAGGATGCAATAGTCCTCTGCCCAATAACGAACAGCGTGCTCCCCTAACAGTTTCGTTTTCCCATACCAGTTGTTGGGTTCGCAAGGTCCGTTCTCGGACATCTTGTTCTCAACAGGACCGTATACTTCACTTGTTGAAATATGAATGAGTCTCGATCCATGCCGTCTGCACAGGGTGGCTACATTCAGAGCACCTGTGACATTCGCCGCCAACGCTTGGGCAGGCGCACGTTCACAGGTCACTCGAGAAACCATCCCCGCAAGATTGTAGACGACTGTGGGTTCGAAGTCGTCGAACATCCTGCCAAGGTCCAAAGCGTCCCGAACATCGACTGCGTAGAAGTTGCCTCGATGGTCAGGACGAAGATCGCCCTCGAACACTTCGGCTCCAGGAACCAGCTCCTTCAACGCAGGAACTAGGTGCCTTCCGATATGCCCCAAAGAACCCAGTACGAGAATTCTCATCATGTCCTCGAATGCTTGATGTGAGCTGCGACAGCTTTGCCAAGACCGAGAATCCTGACACTAGATGTCTGAATCATCTTCTCGGCGAAAGCTGCGTCCGCACCCCTATCGTGAGTATTGTCCATTTTGGTGTCGTAGCCACCTAGGGCTTCCCATAGGTCCTTGCGGATCGCACCACAGAAGAAGAATGGAAGAGGCCTTTCGTGTCCAGTGTATACTGGCCAACCTTCACACTTGGGCAACTCGTGCTGCAACGTCTTAGCTGTTTCCTTGCCCCAGTCCTCGCCATGATACTTCTGAACCAACACATCCCTTTGCCAACCGGCGGCATTGACAAGGAAGCGAACTTCCTCAAAGGACATGTTCAAGACTCGGGCGAATACTACGTCAGCTTCGTCTCGATCAATTGGCCCAATCAATTGTCCAACTAGATCCCTTGAAAGGTGAGCAACTTCAGGACTCTGTTGTATGATAACCGTTGACCAAGGAAGCGCCATGCACGTGTTGAAGGCTCGAAGAGGATACCTACTGTATCCTGTATCGGAGAAGTGAGTTGCTCGAATCAATGGGCTTGACTGTTGCTGCTTTCTGATCCATTGTTCGGATCCGTCATCTGAACCGTCGTTGACGATACAGATTTCATTGACGCCACCCTCAAGCCAGGATGGGAAAGCTACCTCAGCTTCCTTGAG